GCCAAACCGTGCCATTAAAAATAGCCCAATCGCCCACATTCCACGAAGTAATGCCATCAAGATTAGTGTTACCAGCCACGCTGACAACATAGTAATAACCCTTAGTACCAACGCCATTAGAAAGCGTAGGCGTGTTAGTCGATGCGTTCCATGTGCCTTGATAGCTAACTCCCCCTTGAATACTTGCAGGTATTTGTGAAAGCGGTACAGTTCCACCAGCATCTAGCGTAGCTACACCAAGTGCGGCCGCTTTTTGTGTAGTTGGTATATACCCTGATACAGTAACGCCTGACATTGTTCCACCAGTAATGGCTACGGCATTAGCGTTTTGCTCTGCCATTGTGCCAAGACCAGTTAAAGTATGGTCAGCGTTCCAATCTGATGGTTGTACTAGAGTTGTGTCCCCAGCATCAGGTACGGATGAAGTCTTACTATGCTTGACCGTTATAGCCATTATTGAACTCCAGCAATTTTACCGTCAGGGCCACGAATTACAGTCTTAGGTTGGCTAAGTTTATCTAGCAACATAGATAGCATTTGGGCTAACTGTTGGTTGCTCATCTGCATATTCTCAATAGCAGGTTGCAATGGATGGTTTTTCATGTCGGAATATCCTAATTGGTCTTGCAAAATATTAGCCATGTGTACATTATCAGCATAAGCCGCTTCACCAGTATCTAAACCTGAAGATATACGGGTTGTTTCAATCTTAGCCGCATTGTTTAAGTATGCCAGCAACAATTCCTTGTTATTGGTAGTGTCCAGCTTAGTCTGCTCAAGTTCCATTTCCATCTGCATTTGCTCACGGTTACGCTGATCTTCCAGTTGGAACTTAAGCTGATTCTCTTGGGCTTGATACTCTTGTTTAGCCTTCTCAAGTTGTATCTGACCCTCGATCTTGGCTTGCTCAATCTGCTGTTGCATCTGCATTTTTTGCTGTTCCATCTGCTGTTCCATCTGCAATTTCTGCATTTCAGGTGATGGTGGCTTGGGTTGACCTTCAGCGGCTTTCTGCTGTTGACGGAACTTGTCGGCTGTTTCGTCAATCAATCCCTCTAAACCTTTACCAGCTTTAAATGCAGTTACACCAAACTTGAGCATTTCAACTAGCATTGGTGTTAGTTCAGGTGTAGATTGTGCGGCAGGTAAGGCTTGACTTAAGAATCCACCCATAGCCTGTAAGAACTCCATGCGGTCTTGCTTTTCTTGTTGCTCATCCTGATAAATCATCGAATCGCTAGTGACTTCAATACGGAAGTTCTTGGCTGGTTCGTTTTTCAGGAGTTGTAATGCTTGAGGTATAAGTTGTTGATCCTGTGGGGATAATTGCATTGCACCGCTAATCTTAACGATGGTGTCATCGGTAAAGTGCTGGCAAATAATCTGTGCTTTGATTTGCAACAGGGCTGTAGCAAAGTTCACTACATCGTGTTGCATAGTCTTTAAACGCCCTGAAGCGTTGTTTGACTTAATAATCTGAGCACCAAGTGTTTCGTTAGGGTCTGTCTGTCCACGCTGAATGTCAGCAATCCCCATGATTTCGTAGATTTGACCCTTGACCTGCTCCATAGCCTGATAAGCCATGTTTAGACCTTCGGCAATCGGCTTGATGTCTACAAGGTTAATAGCACCTACAAGTCCACCCTTCTCGCTAAATGCTCCATAGTTCTTAACTGGTAGCAATGCGTTGTTTTCACCTTCGGAAAATAAACGGGCAAGGCTAGGCTCAGATGCGTCATATACGCCCCGAACCTTGAGTGCTTGAATGAATCCATCAATACGGTCTGCAAGGGTGTCTAGTTGTCTTGCTTGGTCTTGGTATAGAACAAAGTCAGGAACAGGAATTAGGCTGTCAGTTGTCAGGGTAGAGAACATTGGCTTTGGACATGGCCAAAAGTTCTCAAGCTGTAGTGGATCATCACGGGTGTCAAGAATCTTACCCATTGATTTGTTTAGCCAAATAACTTGACCTGTAGTCTTATCCCAAATCTCATAAACAACGGCTTCAGATGCACCTTCGCCCATCTTTTCGTTAAAGGTTTTGGATGTATCAGGCTTGGTATCTAGCGGAATCTTGCCGCCTAGTTCTTCACCAAAGCGTTCAACAAGGGCTGGTCTACCCATGTAAACCTTACGCCATACGGCTGTTACTTCTTCCCAAGTACGGGCAACAGTTAAGCCAAAATCACGCCAATGGACATAATCTACAGGAGCACATTCGTATTCGATACGCTCTTGATTCTCACGATGGATGCCGCCTTCGGTTTCAGCTTCATCAATATCTTCGGTAACCTGTAAGCCATCATCAGGCATACCATCGGCTTCACCGCCCATTTCACCGACAATATGTGGCTCATAACGAACCCATGCAGTACCACGACCACCTAATAAACGGTCTTGGACAGTCTGCTTCATGGCACTAGCGTAGTCACCGTAATGCTCAATCTCATACTCTAATGCCCGTTCTAGCATCATTGACGCTACACGACCGATAGGGTCATTGTCACGGAATCTGCGGCTTACATCAGGTCTTGGTAATCGAGCGAATACTGCTGGGGTGATTGTTTGAACATTAGACCAAAGGATATTGAACTTAGCGTTAGGATTGTTGCGACTGCGTTGGTCATCACGGTAACGCTTGACTATCTTGTCAGATCGACCTTCCCATTCTTTGAATGTACGCTCGTAGCTGGCAATGCAGTTGTACCAATCTTGGTATGTATGTTCCATCTTTATATCCTGCGGTTTGTAATTTTAGGGGTTTCTTTCCACATCTCGTTCAGCGTGACATCCGTTTGCCCGACATGAAGTCCTTTAACTCTTGAATCTTTAAGGATAGGGCTGTCCTCATCTTTCCATACAATGCTGAGATAGCGGAACGCATCGGCTGAGTGGCTTGTCCAATCATGCTTAGGGCGATCCCTAAATACTTTCTTATCATCATCCCACTCTCGTTGATATTGTCGTAAACACTCGATGCCTTCTTCGCATCTATTATCAAACCAACAGCGAGTTAATGCAAGTCGTGTTGCTTGTATTCCGTCTTGAATTGACAGGTTTGGAACAATTTTTAAGTGTTTTATGTCGATTTTTGTCGCAATTTGTTCGATTATGCTCTTACCACCCGATGCCATTGTTTTTGCTCTAGCGTCATGGGGCAGGTAATGGAAGCCATATTTATAACCAAACTCATCTTCTTTTTGTTGCAATAATCCTGTGTAATATGGCACAGCTTGACCGTTGCTGGAATGGTGATCTAGCACCCGTATCTCACCGTAAACCACCTGAAACCACCAAATAGATGTGCTGTCATTGAATCCCAAGTCCCAAGCAGTATGGCAAGGGAACATCGGGTCATAATCTACGGTAGTTATGCGGTCTAAATCAGTTATTCTCCGCATTTCTTGCCCGTAATAAGCACCAAGAATAGCCGCTTCAAATGAGCATAGGAACTCCTGCTCGTACTGGTTGCTTGACATAGACTTTTGAGCATCTAGCAATTCAGCTTCGGGAATCAAGCCTGATTGATCTGCTCTTAGGGTCTTTACATACCAGTTGTCGTTCTTTAAAGCATTGTTATAAATGTCATAAAAGCTGTTGTGCCCACGGGGAGTGCCTATAAAAACGGCATAGCCCATTCTGTCTGAAAGTAACGGCCTAATAATTTCACCCCATACCCGTGGTTTCATATCAGCATATTCGTCAAGCACAATTCCGTCACAAAAATTTCCACGAATGGAATCAGGAGCATCAGCCCCAAACAAACGAATCTTAGCCCCGTTGTGTAATTGCACCCATAATTCTGATTGATTGGCTTTAGCTAGGGCAGGAGCAGAGAACTTTAAAAGGTAATCCCAAGCCACGCTTTTAGCCTGACTGTAAAACGGACACATATAGAAATACCTGCCATCAGGCTTTTCTTCTTTGATTGCCCGTTTAATTAGGTCGTTAATGCTTGCTACGGTCTTGCCAGCCCTACGGTGACATACCAGTACCGCCCAGCGTTCTTTACGCTTGTGGAAGTCTTTAAACGCATCTCTGACCTTGTATTCAAACTCATGTACTACTTCAGTCATCTTGCCATTTGTAGATGTGAGTTATTGGTGCAGTAGCATCACCAGTATGTTCTGTTCTAGCTAGTTTAGGTACATGATACTCAGCTACTTGCATGAAACAATCAAAGGCTACCTTTGGCCCTAGCTTTTCATTCGTAGCGATGTCATCAAGCCATTCTTGTAACTTGTGGCTATTCCCATCCACGAACTTAGCGATCGCTTCTCTAGCGAGTGCTGTGGACTTATTAGGTGTACCTACAGAGCGACCGCCTGTCTTTTTTCTAGTTTGATCTACTTTAGAATCCATACCTTATCCAAGTGGTTGATTAAGATAAGTTAATTCTACTCTATTTTGTCAATTTGTTGTTGTATTAGCTCTTTACGAGAGTTTTTCAGTTGATCCAATGCATTCATGGCATCTGCATCATTTTTACTTACATAAGCCTTAATTGAATTATCACCTCTTAATTTGGCGGCTTCATATCTATGACTACCATCGTAGATCATAAAAGGTTTTTCATAATATTGGTAAGATGGATCATTTCCCATTACTTCTATTGGTGGAAAATCTGTCTTTTTTTCTGCATATTCTTTAATTGTTTGTTTTGCAGTAGGCCAAGTTAATTTACCGCCTGACATTGCACTTTCACCATGCTCTATTTGATTTAATGGAATATCAACCAAAACGCTGTTTTTTGGTTTTTTTGGTATTTCCCAAGACAATGCTTTTGCAGTTTTTATTGCATTGGTGCTACCCATTATCGTTGGCATATAGTTCTGCGTAAACTCTTGCATGGCTTCAGGGTAGTAATTAGGGTTTGGTCTACCCATAATGTCTGTTTTATCCATACCAGCCATAGTTTTATCCATAGCCCGTTGGTTTGTTTCTAATGTTTGCGGCAGATTGCGGAAATGCTCCTTAATAGGGTCGGCAAGTGCCGATGTAGTAGGCGGTGTATATCCACCTCTTAGCAAGTCTGCCAGCGTAGCCATTACTTGACTTCTTTATCCAAGTCTTTAAGTTTGTCAGCAATAGCGGCTCTACGCTCTAAACGCTCACGCTGGTTCTTTTCTAGCGTAGATTCAGTATGCGGTCTGAGCATTGCATCTTCTTTTTTGTACTTACGGCTCATTGGGGTTGGTGGGATCATCTTAACCATTACATATCCTTCATCTTGGATTCAATTGTTTCTCTGCGTGTAGGCTTGGCAGTCTTAGCGGCATCTTTAAAATCTTGTGCAGATGGGCGGCCTTCAGAACCCTTTTTAGCCATCTTTTCGCCTGAACCAGCCTTGATTCTTGCTCTTTTGGCGTGGATATTGGCGTATAGGCCGTCACTCATGCTTTTTCCTCAATGTATTTAGCATAAGCATCTTCCAACTTGGCTTTGCGGTCACCTTTGGCGTATTCACGCTCAGTATTAAGGGCAATAGCAGTAGCTTGTGCGGTACTTTTACCTGCTTTTTTCTCTGCTTTAATGTTCTTGCCGACTGATTCGGCTGATCCTGATTTGTCCAACGGCATGATTATTCCTTAATCAAATGATTTTCTGTACATCAAACTTACGCCACCCTTACCCATTGGCTGACCCATAAATTGTGATTTATTAGGG